AAAATAAACTAAATTTGCACTCGCAATGCCCAGATGGCGGAATCGGTAGACGCGCTGGTCTCAAACACCAGTGGAGCAATCCATCCCGGTTCGATCCCGGGTCTGGGTACTCGGAACGGCTGTTAATCCATTGATTTTCAGCCGTTTTTGTTTTTTTAGAGGTAACACAGGTGGAACATTTTTAAGTAAAAAGGAAGCGGAGAAGTGTTATTTTTGGTTGAAATCCTCTCCGCTTTTTGATATTACACGCGCGATACATTTATATACATTTGTATTCATTTGTATACATTTGTATACATTTGTATAAAACCTATCTTCTGCGCTGCCGTCTCGATTCTACGACGGAGAAAATCTGGTAAACGCTTGCAAGGTCTATTTCTCTGTCGGGATATTCTGGGTTGAGCGAGTGGATTGTGATGGTGTGTTTCTCAACGTTGTGCGCAATGATGCGTTTGATAAGTATTCCTTCCTCGTGAACTATCACAAAGTCTCTGCGATTGATATGTAGGCGGCTGTCTTTCCAGTAATCTTTCTCCACTTCGCGGCAGATAAGGATTTCTCCCTCTTCGTATGCGTCTTTGCTACCGTCATCCATTGAGTCTCCTTTAACTTCAAAAGCGAGGTAAACGCCTGTCATCTCACGATCGGGCGTGAATGATATGGTTGGCAGTTGCTCGATGTACTCCGCTTCGGTGTAGCCAGATAAATAGCCAGCTTGGGCGTACTGGGAGACGAGCGGCACTTGCACCACTCTGTTGGGCGTGAATGGCTCCGCTTCGATTGTCTTGGGCTGCTTGAGCATTGAACCTTCGCCAGAAAGCAACCACTTCACATTTATGCCATACGCCTCCGCGAACCTTGTAATAAATTTTTCCGTCAAATATTTTTCTCTGCCATTGATAGCGGAACTTACATTCGCCCTTGAACGACCTATTTTATTCGCGATGTCGCTTGCAAAAGACTTGCGAGACAAAATATTCGCTCCTATCAAATAATCAATAGCAACGTTTAATCTTTTCTTGCATTCTTCCATTTCCTTAAAAAATATTAAAATACAAATCGTTTTTGTATTATTTACAAAACTTATTTATATTTGCATCCGAAAGTTACTCCATACCCAAAGGAAACTTTGAACGGATATAGGTTTTTACTTATATATACAGACCTCCGATTGAGTAAGGGTATGGGCTCTTTCGGGGGTCTTTTTGTATTCCCACGTCGCTGTTTGTTCTCGTAGCAAGTATTGCCCCCTCCGACAGGCGGAGACGTTAAACAACCGCAAAGGAGTAAGCATATTGCGGGCGCAGGGCTGGTGGGAGATGCGCGCAAGACGTGGCTAATCACGGAATCCTCCCTAACGACGTGAGAATTAGTCTCTCGCGGTGTCAGCGTAAAAAGGCGAGTCCGACGACAGTCAGATTGTTTACTTAACGTTGACGAGCTTCCCTCCTATTTTTGGGGGAAGGGGGCTCTCAGCAGTTAAGGCTCATTCTCCTCCAGTAGATTATTTATCTTTTTTAGAGATAAAAGATTTTTTCAAAGACCGATTTTTATTTATGGGCGATTATTTTTCCGATTTTATTCACAGGCTTACCGAGTTCCAGATTAGTCAGTATCGCTCCGATGATCTTTCACCGCAAGAGCGTTTAGAAGTTGGTCTCGCGTGGAGTAGAAGGGCGCTATTTCCTCCTTGTGGAGAACGGCATCCAAAAGTTTCTCGATTCCGCGTTTCTCTTGGAGAGATACGCCTATCTGTCGAAGTTGAGACAAATTTAGGAGAAGTGTGCGGCATATCGATTCGCAAGTGTTAATATCTCCCACTATTGACGCGTGCATCAGTGCAGAAATGGCGTGATATATGAACAGATACTCCTTCGAAATCTCTGGGTAAAGACCGAGCGCGTTTGCATAAAGGAGAGAGATTGAATCGTGGGTTACTTCTTGAATAGAGCTCTGAATATTTGCGAACTGCCTAAATTTTTCTTCAACATCTCCCTTTAGTTTATCAATGCTTTTTACTCTTTCGTTGAAATCGACCAGAGAGTAAATGTTCCAACCGATCAACATTGTTACCAGAGCTGCCAATACGCCAGACGCTGGCGCTTCAGAAAAAGCGCAAACGGCAATAAGAATAATTGCGAGTGCAAAGAATGTAGAGGCAGCCCAGACTTTCATATATATTATATAATAAGGTGTAAATGTAAAAATCTATTTAGAAACGTTAAATCTTTGTTAAAATACAAAAATAATTTGTCTTATTATTGCAAAATACGAAACACTGTTGTATATTTGCAAACGAAAGCAGCAAACATTTGCCGCAAAGATACAAAGAAAACAAGAATAAACAAGCGAAAGTAAAAGAAAAATGAATCAAGAAAGAAAAAACACAATGAGACAGGTCATGCAACTGGCGTGGCAATTTGTCAAGCAAAACGGCTACGATATGAGCGGTGCGCTGCGCTGCGCGTGGTTGAACATTAAATTAAAAGCGAAGCTGCAAAACGAGATCTGCCAGTTTTATTTTCAAAAGGTAAACGGCGAATTGAGACAGGCCTTCGGCACTCTACAGGGTTCAATTACACCCGCTGTTGAAAACAAACGAACATCAAGCCCGCTCGTGCAGACGTATTTCGACACAGAAAAAAACGAGTGGCGTTGTTTCAAAAAGTGCAACCTTATCAAAATAATCTAATCATGAAAATATCTGACCTAAAAAAACAAGCGCTATCAATCATTAAAGACGCGACGCGCGAACAGTTAGAAGATGGGTTCTACCCTATAGACGATGAAACGCTTTGTGTAGGCATTTCTGCAGAGTGTGGCGACGTTACGCACAAAGAGAAACGCTACCCTAACATTGAAAAGTGGTTAGCGAAAGAGGCAGAAAAGCGTTTTTCAGAGTTACCAGAGCCAGCGCCAGAGGTTGAAGAAGAAGATTTAAACATCGACCCTTCTTTTGACTGTTGCGCGCGATCTGAAGATTTAGCAGCATACAGAAAGAGCTTTCTTCGATTTTAATATAAAAAGGCGGCTGAACGTGTAGGCGTTACGCGATTCGCTATCGCCAGTCGCACAACATTTATAGAGTACACCCGAGTAGAGGGCTGCGACATCGCCCCAAGTCGCTTATACATACGAAAACGGTGAGTCAACGGCTGAAGATAGGTAAGCCGAACGGGCTGCGTAAAAGCGGCATGGATACGATGCGAGACTATAACTGTTAGTGCAGAGCAGAGACTACAATCCAGTTCGCCACTGGCTGCACTACACCTTATTAAATATAATAAATTATGAAAAAAGACGTTATCATTATAGTTGCTATTTTGTTAGCGACTATTGTTGGCTGTTTCGCCAGTCTGATTTTTGATAGTATTGAGTTACAAATCGCCGTTGCTGTTTTGGCAATCGTTGCTTCAACGGCTTACGGCATACAAAACGACAAAAAATATGAAAGTACTAAACCTAATCATTAAGCAGAAATTTTTTGACGAAATTGCTGCGGGCACAAAGACGCAAGAATTTCGCGAGGTTAAACCGACGACCGTTAAAAAACTGATTCAGTTAGACGAAGATGGTTACGAAATCGAAGATGAAAACGCCAACGCCGTACCTATTAAGTACGACGCTTTGCGGTTGTTTGTTGGTTACAACAAAGACCGCGACGAGATGCTGGTAGAGGTTAAAGACGCTTACACAGAGATTTTCGTTGACAAGAACGGCGAGCCGATCATGTACACGCATGGCACAGACCCCAAGACGGGCGAGCCGTTAGAGTGGGTTGCCGAGCAAGTGGTTTACAATTTAGGTGAAATTTTAGAAATCAAACGTAACAAAAAGCAGAAAAAATGACAGTAGAAACGCGCTACAAATTAGGCGATAGCCTATTTACAATTTCGCGCGATCTACGAGTAGTAACGTTCACTGTTACCCAAATCTTTACTTTTGTAAGGGAGGGTTCAGTGAACGTTTCTTATTCGGATGATGCGCACGTGAGTTATGATGAGAAGCAGTGTTTTCTAACGGAAGCATTGCTTTTTAATTATTTGAAAAGAGATGGAGAAAATAGTCAATGAACATGAATTGAGTTATTCTGACTTGTTCAAGAACGTGGGGGTAGGAAACTACCTCCATGTTTCTTTAGATGCTTACCAAGCAACGGCAGTAATGACGGAGTGCACGAAGCAGAACAAGTATGCTGGGAGTAATCCTCTAAACAATAAGTACGTAACAACGCGCAAGTTAAAGGAGGGTTATATCACGATTTATCAACGATGGTAAAAATCAAACGGTAATATGGAAAATTTACAAATCTACAACAGTGTAAGGGTTGTTCCAGAAGAAGCCAAGAAAAGCATCAACGGAGGCCGTCTAAAAGGAATGACGGACATCAATCCGATGTGGCGTATTCAGAAAATGACCGAGCAGTTTGGTGTGTGTGGTATCGGTTGGAAATACTCAATCACTAAACAATGGACTGAAGCAATCGGGCAAGAAGTGAAAGCTTTTGTGAACATCGACCTTTTTGTTAAGGTTGATGGCGAATGGTCTGACGCTATACAAGGCACAGGTGGAAGCTCTTTTGTTTCTCTTGAGAAAAGCGGTTTGTTCGTCAACGATGAGTGCTATAAAATGGCGCTCACTGACGCGTTAAGCGTTGCGATGAAAGCATTAGGCGTTGGAGCAGATGTTTACTTTGCCAACGGCGTGAATCTCGAAACAAAGTACTCAACCCAACAGGAAGCGACCCAACCAATGGATCCGCATCTTGAGTTTGCTATTGAAGAGATTCACCGAGCGCCGACAGTTGAGCAGCTGTTGGACCTATATAACGAGTTAACCGCGTTTAGGAATGACCCACGATTCTTGTCGGAGCTATCTAAACGCAAAGGAGAGTTATTGAAAAAATGAAACACAACGAGTTACAGCGCACGCGAGGCTGGTATCTTGCACGAAAAGGACATATCACATCCTCGCAAGTCGTTTGTCTCTTGACAAAGCCGAGAGACAAATCGCAACTTTTCAGCGACACAGCCCTTTCATATCTCAACGGAGTGTTAGCGGAGCGTTTTCTCGATGATGACATATTTATCGGTATGAAATCGGATGAAAAGCCAACGCAAGCGATGGAATATGGAAGCGACTGGGAAAGTACCGCTATCTCTGAATACGAGAAGGTAACAGACAATGACGTGGAAGATATGCCGTTCTGCGAACTGAATGAATATGCTGGCGGCAGCCCAGACGGCAAGGTGGATGACGGAATAATAGAGGTTAAATGCCCTTTTAATATCGCGCACCACTTTGTCAATATGCAACTGACCGACCAGATGCAACTCTTAAATGGAACGTCACAGCAGAAGCAATACTATGCGCAAATGCAGATGAATATGTTAGTCACAGGAACAGACTGGTGCGACTATATCTCTTTCTGCCCAGCGTTCATGAGTACAACGAGACCTCTGGCGATTAAGGTCTTAAGAGTGGAACGCGACAATCTATTTATAGAAACGCTACAACAAAGGCTTTCGGAAGCGGTTGCTTATCTTAAAGCCCAAGAAGCAAAAATCAACGAACAAATTTTTAACAGTTTATGATATGGATGTATTATTAGGATCAATCTGCCTTTCCGACATACCAAAAGAGTGTATGAAGAAAGTGCAAACCAAAAACGGAGAGAAATATTTTTTGAATATTGCGGTTATCGAACGCAAGGAGCCGTCAGCGTACGGACACACTCACTTTATCTCTTGCTCCCCAAAAAAGGAGGAACGCAAAGAGGGCGTAAATTACATCTTTGGCGATTTAAAACGCTGGCAAGAACAGCCGAGCGCTCCGACCTACGAAGAAATCGAGAGCGCGCCACCTGTTAACCCAGACGAAGATACCGATTTGCCGTTCTAATGATTTACGATGGAACAAACCCACTACAAGCGCAGCAAGCGAGGTTGCGAATAGACAACCTCATAAAGAAAGGGCGTATCTTTGAACTTTCGGAGCGTAAACCAAAAAGGACACTGCAACAGAACGCCTATCTTTGGCTTATGTTGAGTTATTGGGCGACGCAGACAGGATATACAAAGACCGAAGCCGAAGCGATTTACAAAGACCTCAATAAAGACGTATATAACGAGGAAAAAGTGATTGATGGGCAAGTAATTGTATATACGCGCCACACCAACGAACTCGACACGCGCGAGATGACTCTCACAATAGACCGATTTAGAAACTGGAGCGCATCAAACGAGGTTTTTCCCGTTTACATTCCTTCGCCAGATGATTATAGGGCGATTGAACTGATGCAACTCGAAGTAGAAAGAAACAAGGAATTTCTTTATTAACTGACATAAGTTTTTCTTTAATTATTTATTACTGGACTTGATTATTTTAGGCGTGCTATCTTCACAGACGGCACGCCTTTTTCATTTTTAAGTTATGATTACAAATTTCAACAAAGAAACAGAACCGCTCACCGCATACGAGCGAGATACGTTACTCCCTATTTTCATTCGTTGCTTGAAGAAGAAAGTGGGTAGAGAGAACGCGGTCACAAACGCGCAGATCTGTTCTTCTCTAAAGAAGTTCGGACTAAAGATTACGCCTGTTCTGGTTAGGAAGATTATCAACCACATCCGACGTAATGGCAGTGTGAAAAGACTGGTAGCATCATCCGATGGCTATTATGTTAGTAATGACAAGAAAGAACTTGAAGCATATATTTATTCCTTGTCTGGTCGCGAGTCGGCAATCAGAGAGGTGCGCAGATGCCTTGAGCAACAGATAAATGAGCCTATTGAACTATTCCAATGAAAAAAAAGAGCGACAAATCCAAACTAATAAAGAAACTCGACGCTGCTTTTAGCCAATATATAAGGTTGAAATATGCAGATTCGCGCGGCTTCTGCCACTGCATATCGTGCGGAAAGATATACCACTGGACTCGGATTCAGAACGGGCATTATATGTCGCGTAGGTACATGAGTACACGATACGCGGAAGATAACTGCCGCCCCCAGTGCGTTGCCTGTAACATGTTCAGGCAAGGAAACATTCAATCCTATAGGCGAAACCTTATCAAAGAGATAGGCGAAGAAAGAGTCGATGCTGTGGAGATTCGAGCTCGTGTAGAGAGAAAAAACTATTCATCGTGGGAGTTGGAAGAACTTATCAAGTACTACTCCGCATGGGTAGAAATATACAAGCAAGAAAAGGGGGAATAATGGACTTAAATTTCCTTAATCGGTTAAAGATACTATTACACACCGAAAAATCTATCCAACGTACAAAGGAGAGTGTGGCAAAACCTATCTTAAGTGACACCAGTCTATTGAGTGTTGTCTATGAGATTTACCAGGCTGTTCCGCAAGATATTGTGACCTTTGGAAAGCTGATGCCAAAACGAAAGTTTGTCTTTCTTGCCGCTTGCCTGTATTCTCCAGAATGTATCGTTGGCGGTAGGATGGCGCGCGGCTTGCGTAACGTGATAGCGGAGGTGTTGGGTGCTTCCCATTACATGGTGACGCGGTGGCTCGATGAGATAACGCAGTATTGCGATGTCTATGAGAGTTTAAGAAAAGAGGTGGGCGAAGAATTTGCTTACCTCACGGAACAACTAAAAGAGCGAGGACTAATCGATGAACAAAGAGATTGAGCAAATCGTAGAAGAATCGGAAGAAGCAACCATATCTTTCATCAAGAAGAAAGCGTATGAGTTGACCGATGAGTTTAAAATTCCGACAAAAGAGACTTATGAGATGATCGTAATCTTTATGAATTTTGGAGCAAGACTAATGGTGGAAGAACTAAAAAAGCGACTATGAGACAAGGATTCTTTATGCCGTCAGACTTTGCTGTTGATATGCTCACTGATGAAGAAGCGGGCAAGCTCCTAAAAGCGTTAGTTGTTTACTCTATTGACCAAACACCGCTGGAATCCAAGGATAGGACTTTGCAGATGGCTTTCTGCGCCTTAAAAGGTCAGATAGATAGAGATTTTGAGCATTCGCAAAAGATAAGCAAGGTGCGTTCCGAAGCGGTTAATGTTCGGTGGAAGAAAAATACAAAAGAATACAAAAGAATACAAAAGAATACAAATGTATCAAAACCAAACACCATCGAGAAACGCAAAAACACTTTTGGGCAGTGCCTTATCCCTTTTGTGGAACAATACGGTAAAGTTATGATTCGGGAGTTCTTCGATTATTGGACAGAGCCGAATAAATCCAAAACGAAGATGCGATACGAGTTAGAAAAGACGTGGGACTTAAGCAGACGCTTAAGGACATGGGCAAGTAAAATAGATAAATATGGAACAGATAGGGAACGTAATACAAAGAGCCAAAGACTTAATGATGCAGCAGCAATCATCCAAAGGCTTGCAGCGGAAGATGACGCCAGAGAGGCGTAACGTCTTTCTGAATAAGTACAACCCAGATTATCAGAACAAGATATGCGAAGATAGAAGGTTGTGTATTCTTGGAGATTATCCAACGCTTGGAAGATTACGAAAGACATTCGGAGACAATTTTCCGACGATGTGGCTTATTCCGCAAATAACGGACTTGAGCGAGTACTGCGGCTGTAAAGATAAGTTAACAGGGCGGCCGTTAGAGCAATGTGCGTCTATTATCGCGCGGAAATACCACTATCTGACTATCTCACAACTGATGCTGTTCTTTTATATGTTTAAGGCTGGAGAGTTTGGAAAATTCTACGGAGCGGTAGATCCACTCGTTATAACCGACGCTTTACTGGATTTCATTGATTATAGAAACCAGATTATTGCAAAAGACATTGAAGAACAACAGGAACTCATCAGAGAGAATAACAGAAAAAATGCTATCTCATACGAAGAATATCTAAAACGTAAAAAGGAATATGGCAAAGAAAAAGAAATATCAGATTAACGACAAGACGCGGAGAGATGTAGTTTTCGCTTTCTGTGACGCTATCTCAAGGGATAACGGTCGTCACTGGTGGACTATCATAGACCAGACCGCGCGAGTGGCGTTGAAAACAAGCAATCTCGGAATTGTCGGAGAAATCTTAAACGATGCTGGTGTACTTGGCTTTAATAAACAAGTTATCTACCTTGTTGGTGGTTTAGGCGTTGATGTTGAAACATTTAAAAGGGAGTTTATAAGATGAAGGAAGAATTAAAAGAAGTCGCCGACCTCGTAACGGCGAATATCATCAGTTGTAAAAAGGAAGTACTTACGAGTGATGAAGCGGCAGCCTATATGGGCGTTTCAAAATCTTACTTGTACAAACTGACCGCACGTAAAGAGATTCCGCACTACAAACCAAATGGTAAAATGTGCTATTTCAATCGCAAGGAGCTCGAGCAATGGTTGCAGAGCAACAGAGTATCTACCGATGCAGAGTTAAGTCAACAAGCATTAAGATATTGCCGCAGATGATGATAAAGGACTGGAAAGGAAACGCCAAGACAACGTTCGCTACACTCGGAGCGTCTAATCATACCGATAAGAAACGTGACGAGCGAGACTTCTACGCAACAGATCCAATCGCTGCGGAGAAGCTTCTCGAAAGAGAAACATTTTCACGGCATATCTGGGAACCAGCGTGCGGACTGTTGCACCTGTCGAAAGTGTTTGAAGCGCACGGATATACTGTTCGGTCGTCGGACATCGTGGCACGTTGCGAAGGTGTGGAAGAAAAAGATTTCCTCTTTTTCAATAGCGAGAAATGGGATGGCGATATTATAACCAACCCACCTTTCGCTACTGCCGAAGAGTTTATCTACAAATCTCTCGAACTGATACCAACAGGAAACAAGGTTGCTATGTTCTTGCGCATCCAGTTTCTTGAAGGAGCGAACAGAAGAAAACTTTTTGATTTTGCCCCCCCCCAGACGGTTTACGTGTTCAGTAACCGCGTCAACTGCGCACAGAATGGGGAGTTTACAAAGTACATGAAAAACTCCGCTATCTGTTATGCTTGGTTTGTGTGGGTCAAAGGGTATAAAGGACAGACAACAATTAAATGGATATAAAAGAACTCGAAAGACTGATAGAAGAACGCAAATACTGCACAAGTTTGGTGCAATTTGCTGGTTTATTGCTTGAAACAAAAGCAAATGTTACTATATCGTGGAATGATAGGTTTAGAATTGAAGGTAGTAGTTACGAAAGTGGCGACTCTATGGCTATCGCTCCGCAATACTCTCAAAAGGTTTTAGAGGTGCTACGCGAAGAGGCGTTGCAACGTATAAAAGAGATAAATGCTGAATTAGAAAAGTTAGGAGTAGAACTATGATTGAACATTTCGTAATAAGAACAGCACAGATAAGCATCTATCAAAAGACGCTATTTGTTGCGGAAAATGGAACGAAAGAAAATATTGAAGAAAACTTCGTGGATGAAAACGGCAAAGCGTTGAGAATTCCGCAAAGTATTTCAGACAGCGCAGACGCACTAACGATTTCGCCAGTAATGGATAAAGTAACGAAAGAGATTGGCGTTTTGGTTTGGTTAAAAGACGGTGCATCACTCCAAACTATTGTTCACGAATCAGTACACGCTGCAACTGGTCTGTTTCAGATGATTTGCGCAGACGTGGATGTAGAAAACGATGAGCCCTTTGCTTACTTGGTGGCTTTTCTGTTTGATAAGATTTCAACACTTTATAAAATGTAGGAAACTATGAAAGAAAAATTTATGAAATGGATTGACGCTCGCCACAGCCACACGATGGCAAAGATAAGGAGCGTACACAAGAAGTCTGTTTGGCACGAAGCAAACGAAGTGCCGAATGGTGGAACAACTATCCTTGCGCAATATGACGAAAGCACCTTTGCGCTACTGGTAAAGAACGTTTACAAAGACAAAGACGGCGTAAAGCATTTAGGTCTGTTCAACGTAGAAACGCAACAGTTTGCTCAACCTGTTTGGAAACGTTGGGCGTATGTTGAAGATTTACTAAAACTATAAGTGTATGGGACTTTTCAACTGGCATCCTATTGAGGACTACAAAGAAAAGAATGAGCGCAACGCATTGGAAAGCGCAAAGAATAAGTCATTGTCTGATGTGTACATATCAGACGCTGGCGATGAGCGCATACACTTGTACGTCTGCGGAGTTGAGTTATTTGTCTTGGCTTCGGAAGATGACCTCTCGAAGTTCGCGATATGCGAAGATACTATGATGAAGATAATTAAGAAACTGCGACAAGGATTTGTCGAGAAACATAAAAAAGAAACAACACTATGAAACAAATTGCATTTGATTTAGACCTCGCTTGGAAAATCCAGCGAGGAGAAAAGAAAGGAAGAATTGTAACACGCAACGGCAACAAGGCGCGTCTTATCTGCGATGACCTGCTGCGTGATGGCGATTATCACGTTGTCTATGCTACGTTGAATGGCGGTGGCGATACGGAGAACGTGCAGATAGTCGATGTTGATGGTCTGCGTGACCTACGCGGTGAGAGCAATCTGGACTTGCTGCTCGAAGTGGAAGATGAATACACATTCAACATCTTTGATAAGGTTGTTGCTCGCTCGTCCAGTATAGCAACGTGGACTATTGATTTTTTTGAAAAAATAAACATACCTTCCGACCGCGATTATAAGTATAGTTGTGCTTGTGGTGATTATGATTTCTGCCTACCCTACACGCCCGACACCGCCAAACTGATAGGCACTACTGACGAGTGGACTGGAAACGCTGACGGAACATACGGAAAGGAGGTGGCAGAATGATTACCCAAAAACAATTAGAAGCCATCCTTTTTAGAGCAACCGACCCCGATGAGATAGACTTGCGAACTTGGTCGTGGCTCGATATAGGACTTTCGCAGACAATCAGCGTTTACCTAACGAAAGAAGATAGTTCTTATTTTCTTGAATTATTAACGGAAAAGATAAATGAAGTATTAAAGGAGGACTAACTATGTATATAGCAAGAGATAAATTGGGCAGCCTATTTCTATACACGCACAAGCCCATTAGACAGGTAACTTTGTTCTCGCCAAGCAGAATGTTGGAAGGGCATATAAGAATAAACAGAGACCCAGATGCTGAAGACCTTTGTCCCGAAGTAACGTGGGAGAATAGTCCGCGTAAAGTTAAATCAATTAAAATCGAACTGGAAGATGAAACCAATCTGGATGATAAAGAGTAAGTACGTTAGTTTTAGCGGAATAGCGCGGTGTAGATATACATATTACATATACCGCATCTTCGGCAAGCCTTACTATTTCGGTGGAAAATTCCCTTATGTGCGTTCTTTTAAGCAACACCTCAAAGAGTTAGGAAGATGAATAAGTTAGACCAACGCGCACAGCAAGCAGTCGCCCGCCTAACGTTTAAGGACAATCTTTCGATGAAAGAAACGTACACGTGGGAGGAGGTGTGCAAGAAAGAGAGATGAGAAAGGCGGTTCTGCAAGCGCAAATAGCTCTATTTAGGGCTGGGCAGACAAGCGGTTCGAGTCCGCTGCCGCTACGATGTGCATTTATAAATTATTTGTCTATTGTTTTAATTTAGTTTTTAGGAAGCAGTCAGCGGACTGCGGTTCATAATGAGTTTTCGCTCCACTCGTGAGAGTCGAGCGTTTTTCAATATATTCAACATTTTTCTAATTCAGCCGCTCCGTCTGTGATAGATAGAGTGGTTTTTTACATTAAGCAAAAAAATCTTTGCTTATTCTCGCAAAAATCCACAATTAAGCAAAAATCGGCAGAAAAAGTTTGCTTATTTGACAAAAAAAAGAGCGGAGAAACCTCCGCCCTTATAGTAGTTCTTCTAACTGGCAACCGACCGCATCCGCGACTTCGCGTAACTTGTTTAACGACCGCTTGTTCTTCACTCGGTTCTGCAACGCTTGTGGCGTGATGCCTAACTTCGATGCTACTTCCGCAACCGATGTGCCGTAGGCGTGGCACAAACGCCCAAACGATACTTTCTCAACCTTACTCCGATGATGTTCAGCAAGATAATCGCCAATCTCACGCATCAGTCGCGCAATCGCTAACGGGTTCGGTTCAACATCTTCGAGAAACGTTATTTTCTGCGTGGCGTTAAATCGCCCATCCTCCCACGTTACGACAATCATATTCTGCGTGTCAGTCAACACCCACTTATCCGTTGTCGCGCTACGTTCTATTCTATATCGCTCCATATTACACCTCCTTATCTAATACTATACTCGTGGCGCGTGTTGGCAGATAACCGCAACGTAAGTCGGCAAGATGTATCTTGTACGGCATATCCTTGCAGCAGCGTTTAAGTTCTTCGCGACCAGCAGGCGTGAATACTGGCTGTCCGTCAATCCATCCGAAGTTGCCCTCGAATTGTGATGTGTACTCCTTGAATTGTTTTTCAGTTCCGTAAACTCGGTTGTCGTTCTTGCTTGTCATAATTGTATGTTTTAATATTTTTCATCTTCAAAGGTGAAATTAGGTAACGCTGCTTTGAAAGTATTTACGATATTCATTCCGACTTCATCATCCGCGAAATCTTGACTGCAATATGTGAGTGTTCCAGTCTGATTGATGTTCGGTGCTTCGTCAAGTTCCATACAAAAGCCATAGCAGTGTGCATAAGGTTCGTCATCGTTATACATACGGATATGTCTAAAAGTAGCAGCACCTTCAAAATAAATATGCCATTTACCGCTACGGAAATCTCCGTAATTTTTAATTCGGTCAGTAACTTTCTTAACTACGTTTGTGAAATCTTTTTGCTTTTTCATAATGGTTGTTTTTTAATAGGTTTATTGTTTTTTCTATTGCAAATATACAAACTTTCTTTTATTCTGCAATGATTTTCACAAAAAATCTTTTGTTATTTAATATTTATTAAGAAATAAAAGGACAAAACAATGCTATTTGTTAACAATTTTAACAAACAACAAAGAAAAACCGCCACCAAACGGCAGCGGTCAAACCTAAAAAACCTATTATGAAAAAATTATCTCTTATAAGCGAGCTCACGCCACACACCACGGTCGCATTGATTCAGACAATCTCAAAACAAAATTTGCGTTACTGTAATACTACGGAGATGGAGTCGCAATCTGTTCGAGCCAGATAGAATCCACAAAGCGTTCGGCGGAACGCCCATAATACCATAATGAATTGTTTTAAGTTATAAAATGTGTTTTTTCGTGCAGTTCGTGAGAATAGCACGGATTTTAAGTAATCTTGCAAAAAGGAGATTCTACATCAATCAGTGTTTTTTCAACATTTTTCTCGGCTACGCCTGTTGTGAAATACGCGTAGTTTTTATTTTTTCCGCACTTTTTCGATTTGTTGCGTTTTATTGGAAACAAGTCTTATTTAATCGTTCCTTTTTAGAGTATCTTCGCGTAAATGAAGGTGCTAAATCTCAAAATCAAGCAAAAGTATTTCGATGCGCTTCTTGCGGGTCGGAAAGTAAGGGAGTATCGCGAAGTACGCCCTAACAATGTCAAGTTATTCGTTCAGTTAGACGAAGATGGCTATGAGATAGAAGATGAAAACGCCAACGTTATTCCAGTCCACTATGACGCTATTCGGTTCTTTACCGACGTAGATACCGCGTTAGTGGAAGTTGTTGCCTCTCGAAGTGAGGTTTTCGTTGATTCTAACGGAAAGCCTATCATGTATGAGTATGGCAGAGATAAGAAAACGGGCAAGTCGTTGGAATGGGTGGCAGAACGAATCGTGTACGACTTGGGCAAGATTTTGGAGTACGGCATTCGCGAACAGTTGAACAAGGATAAGTAAACAAAAGGAGCAAGGTTATGGCAAGAAGAAAATCGCTTGATGACATAAGAAGGCAAGTTGACAGAATACAACGAAGCGCTCGGACTATTTACAACCGCGATGTGGCACAACGAATAGCATCGGGAAGAAGTACGTCGCGCAATACATCATCTGCTCGGAAATATCGTTCACGAGTGCGCAAAGCCAATGAGATAGCATCTCGTTACGCAAATAACGCGATACGATCAAGACGCGGAAGATACTTTGATGAAAACACGCAATTCTCGCGTTCAACTTACATGGGTAATTCCAATGGATAAAAATATTTTGAGAAAAGTCAGATAAAGAAGTTTAATTCTATAAATTGAATAGACTATGGCAACAAGAGCTGGTTACAAACAACGTTACTCATCTAACACCAATCAAGCCGCATCTTCCTATCGTGGAAGTTCTATGAATACGGCTACTGGTCGTTACTCTGGAGCAACTCAAACTCTTGGCGATGGTCGCGAGGGAAAACTCACGAGTCGCCGTAAGCGTTACTATGATGTCCGCGTTGGTCTTGGACTTTCTGGCGGATAAAGTGTTAAAAATACAAATTAGGGGGGGTGAAATTCCCCACCCCGCCTAATTAAAATGGCAAGAAACAAATACAAGAGCCTTGCGTATAGAGGCTATTACATGAACGAAAGTCGACAAAAGGCATTCATCGAAGATTATCAACAAGCAGTAAAAAGTGGCGACAGGGCTGGCGCTACAAAGATTAGAGACCGCTTGGCAGACTGGAACTTTCACGGACTTGCTAACGTGATGTATTCTGGAGATAAGAAATTGCTTTCCGACATTAAGAAGCGTGGCACAGACTGGGAAGATGACAAAAGATTAGCGAAACGCTACCTTCGCGCGGAAAAGAAAGTGAGAGATGATGCGAGAAAAAACAATGATTTCGGCGCGTTCAATGTATCTCATCAAGCGCGAAGAGCATTCCTTGGAAAAGGATATGGTCGAGTATCAGACGATGAAATTTACGCAAGAGCTGCAAAAGGAAACTCTAACGGTTAAAATTTAAAGTTATGGCACGTAAACAGCGGGGGGGGGTAAATCCGTAAATGATATTATCGCCCAAGCAATAAGACTCTCGCGGCGTGCAACAGAGCAAGGAAATCAGCGAAGGGACGACATGGTGAACGAAATCGCACAGAGTTACCTAAGCAGGATTTACAAGAAAGAGCAGCGCGGCGGGGTCTTAGCGAGATATAAAAAGTTAGTAGAAAACAGCTCCACATGGAACGAGGGCGTTAAGTACCGAGACCAGATGAACAGGGTGAAGCACTCTCGAAACTTCTACATGGGACTTAACAAAGGTTAGTCATGAACAAAATACAAAGCGCACACAGTGTTATTGACACAGTAAGAAAGGAAACAGGCAGTTGCATCGTGTTCTGCTCACTGGGCAAAGACTCGATAGTAACTCTCGACCTCCTATATCCAAAGTTCGACCGCATCGTGTGCGTTTTTATGTATTTTGTCAAAGGACTACGGCATATAGACGGTTGGATTAGGTGGGTGAAAAAGAAATATCCAAAGGTGGAGTTTATGGAAATCCCACATTGGAATCTCACCTATATCCTACGCGGCGGAATGTACTCGGTAGAACAGCCGAAGATACGCCTTCTCAAACTTTCTGATGTAGTAGATGCAGTAAGAAAAAAAACGGAGTTGGAGTATTGCTTTCTCGGCATGAAGAAAGCCGATGGAATGAACCGCAACCTTATGCTCAAGACTTACGAATCAAAAAACTATATCAATAATGGTATGGCTTATCCTCTTGCTGACTGGACTCAAAAAGACGTGTTAGCGTACATGAAGCAGCACGGACTTCCCGAGCCAGTCAGATATTCTTTAAAAGCATCGTCTGGCGTTGGATTCAACCCCGACTGCATGCTTTGGTTACGCGAGCACTTCCCCGATGATTTGGAGCGGATTTATAAGGTCTTTCCGATGTCGGAGCGAGTGCTTTTTGAATATGACAATAAGCAAAAAGTAGAAAAATATGGCACGTAAACAGAGAGGAATCTTCCAGAACGTTATACTGTAAAAAGTTATTCGTTATCTGAAGGAATTAGAAATCGTAAATTTTCCCGTAATGTTTATATGGGACTTGGGAACATAAACGGATAAAAGAAAGGATAAAGACTATGGCACGAAAGAAATCATATAATGATATCGCAAGGCAAGTACAGCGCCTGGAGAGTTTAAGTCTCGACCGTTATAGACGTCGCCTAACAGCCGCTTTCCAACGAAATGACTGGGGGGGGTATGATAGGCTAACGACCGAGCATCAAAGAACAGACCGCCGAATCAACGATATAGCGAAAGGATACCAAAGGAATATGGGGCATACATCGTTAAATCCTTATCAATCGGCATCGCGAGTTATCTATGATGATAGAGCGGACAGAAAATACTCTCGCAGTACCTACATGGGACTATCTAAAGGATAAAGCATGAATGGCGAAGGAAACAATATTTATTATAGAGTCTCTTTAAGAAGAACAAAATGGGCGAGAATGATCGCCGATTTGATACGAGACACAAAAAGAGATATTCGTTTCCCGTCATATCCTTTTAAAATCGGCAAAGTTGGAAAAGATGTTGAGGATTTTGCAAAAACGAATGGTATTCATTTGGCAAGTAAGGAAATCTATTTCACTCGACACGCTCTTTCCCACTCTCAAAGAGCAACAAAAGGGCATAAGCGAGTATCTGAAAGAGACTTAATTGAGTTTCCTATAAAGAAGCGCTATATGGATAAATATTACGATGGCGAGTCGTTTATATATACGGATTATAAAAACAAGTTTATCGTACATCCTAACCACAAAATAAAATTGCCAAGCGGAAGAAAAAAGGTCGTAAATTTTGTTACGGCTGGAGTTGTGACAGATAAAAATGAGTTTAAGTTGAAAAAATATAAGAAGATATAAAAAAATACGGGCGACAGATTCGAACTGCTGCCCATAGTCAAAAAGACCATGCCCACTTCCTATATACATGGCTCTACCCGTATTCTATTCGCAAAGATAAAACAAATTTTTAAAACAACAAAATAATTTCAGAGAAAAGTCGAAAATATTATGAAAGAGAGCAAATACTTCGGACAGAGTGAGACGGTGACGCTGAAGCGTTCCGAGATACACCCATCGGACTATAACCCCAGAGTAATAGACGAAGAAGGAAAGAAGCAACTCAAACGTTCAATCAAACGTTATGGCGTTATTGGTGGCATTGTCGTTAACAAACAAACGGGAAACACCATCGTTGGCGGTCACCAGAAAGTGGCAATTCTCGATGAGTTAAACAAATATCCCGAAAAAGACTACGACGTAAAAGTAGAGCTTGTTGATGTTGACGAAAAGACCGAAAAGGAGATGAATGTCATGCTCAACAACCCACACGTAGGAGGCAGTTGGGACTGGGACAAAATGCGCGAGTTAGTCGGTTCTGTTGACTTTGACTATAAAAATGCTGGATTAACTGAACAAGACCTCGACATTATCGGAGTTGACTACCTTCTGCAGACAGATGAAGAAGCGAATATCTCTAATGAGTTCGACAACCTCCTAAAAGAGAGAGACGAACAACATCGTGCAGAGTTAGACGCACGTAGAGAGCAGCGCGATGCAGAACGTGAAGCCGAGCGACTTCTGAAAGCGGAGAATGAACCATCGGATAACGATGAGAAAATCGCACGTATGAAAGAAGTCAAGCAGCAAGTAAAGGAGCAAGCTATCCGCACCGCAGCAGATATGTCCGCGTATGTTATGTTGTCTTTCGACACTTGGGAGAACAAGGTTGTGTTTATGGAGAAATTCGGCTACCAAGTAAATCAGAAGATTATCAAAGGCGAAATCTTTGATGCCAAGTGTGAACCAATTTTAGATGAGGAATAAGCTATGGCACGAAAGAAATCTCTTGGCGAAATAGAGGTACAACGCGCGAGACTTATTGACATAAAGTCTTACGACGGGAAAGGCGAATCGCCACTTGGAACGGCAACAGGATAACAATCATACAAGAGAACAGTTTTATGGCAAAACCAAAACATGACTACAATCACGAAGATTTTTATAAACTTATTCGTGAAGCTGCGTTAAACGGAGCAACAGACGAACAAATCGCCGTAGTCCTTGAACTCACTCCCGAAGTCTTTTCGAGAATGAAAGCTGGGCGCTACGAGGGGTGGAACGAAAAGCAGAACGAAGAACGAGGCGCTAAAATCTCTCAAGTGTTAGCGGATGCGCGAATAACAACCAACAGAATAGTCCGCGCAACGTATCTCACAACCATACTCGGAAAGAAGAAGCTCAAAAACAAATCCACTGTTATTAGGAACATACGGACAGCAGAAGGAGAACTGACGGGCGCACAAGAGATACAGACCACCGAGCAAGAGATAGAGATGGCTCCAAGTTTGCAAGGTATGACCACATGGCTGCATCACCACGACCCCGAATGGCGCAAACGCTCCAAAGATATGGATGACGACGAAAGCATGCGCAGCGATAAGTCCGTTCCAATAGAAAACTGGCTTGCCGACAACTCCGATGATTAAGACGCAAGAGATATACAACTCGCTCTACCAAGATAAAGAGAAATTTATTATCTTGATCACTGGAGGGCGCGGAAGCGGAAAATCATTTAACTCCTCCGCCTTCATTGAGCGGTTGACCTTTGAGCGCGGCTGGGACAGAAAGGTAGTACACAACATTCTATACTCGCGTTTTACAATGGTCTCCGCCCATATCTCTATCATACCAGAGTTTCTCGAAAAGGTTGAGTTAGACGGCACGGAAAAATATTTCCACTCCACGAAACAAGATATCATCAATCGACGCACAGGCGCGAAGATTATGTTTCGCGGAATAAAGACATCTTCTGGCAACCAAACAGCAAAACTTAAGTCTATTCATGGTATCACTACGTTTGTGTGTGACGAAGCTGAAGAATGGACTTCCGAAAAGGATTTTGAGACAATCATGCTCTCAATCCGTCAGACGGGCATACAAAACCGAATAATAATCATCATGAACCCGACGGACAATAACCACTGGGTTTATCGGAGATTTATAGAAAACACCCACAAATTAGTGGAGTTTGACGGAGTGCCAGTGCAGATAAGCACGCACCCCAACGTCTTGCATATCCATACGACTTATCTCGATAATGTAAAGCACCTCTCTCAAGAATTTATGAAGGAGACTGCTTTAATGAAAGAGACAAATCCCGAGAAATACGCTCACACGATCATCGGAAGGTGGGCGGATGTGGCGGAAGGTGCTGTATTTAAGAACGTCGGTGTTGTTGACGAATTTCCGCAGAACGCCAAAAAGGTTGCGCTCGGTTTGGACTTTGGTTATACGCACGACCCATCCGCGATTGTAAAATGCGGTATTGTTGATAACGACCTATATCTGGAGGAGAAATGCTACAAGACTGGCATGTTATCTTCAGACCTTATCAAGGAATTAAAGAGTTACGGTCTTTTCGTTTACGCCGACTCAGCAGACCCGCGACTTATACAGGAGATAGCAAACGGCGGTGTAATCATCTATCCAGTACAAAAGGGTGCTGGCTCTATCATTGCTGGAATAGAGAAGATGAAAGACTTTGATAATATCTTTATCACAAAAGACTCGTATAATCTCCAACAAGAGAGAAGAAAATACGTCTGGGCGAGAGATAAAGACGGAAATTATATCAATCAACCAGAAGATCACGACAATCATCTCATGGATGCAGCGCGTTATTACATTCTCGGAAAGATACTCGGAAAGATTATACAACCACGCAATATAAGAAAATCTGATTTAGGAATATTTTAAAGGATAACGACATGGATAACTATTTACAGCAACTTTTCTCATACTTTCGCAACCTGGTATTAAACTCATCGGGGGCGAAGCGCGACCTTTATCAACTCATCGAAGATAACGATATTAGCGCAGCAATCGAGATGATGCAAAACCGCGACACGGAGGTGGATAAAGCCATTGAAGAATATAACCACCAGACGCACAAGGTCATGCTCCGACAAGATAAAAGAGGCAAAAGCGCACAAGACGACTATCATACGGAGAAACTGCCACGCACGCGCCAGAGATACATCAATGAAGTAGAGCTATTCTTCCTTCTCGGCAATCCTATCCGTTGGAAGAAGAAAGACGGTGACGATGAATGCTTCGACTTGTTTATGCGCTTTCTCTCCGACCAGAGATTTGATTCCAAGATGCGCCAAGTGAAACGCCTTGCTGGTTCAGAAACTGAAAGCGCGAAACTCTATCATATTTATAGAGAAGGAGACGAAAGAAAGGTTAACACCGTAGTCCTCGCGCGTTCAAGGGGTTACGCCCTCCGCCCGATGTTCGACCAATATGGCAACATGACCGCGCTTGCGTATGGATATAAACTCAAGGAAAAAGGAAGAACTGTTCGGCACTGGGATATACAGACGGCAGATATGCTCGTTTACGCCAAGAAAGGCAATATCGGTTGGGAAGTAGAGAGATATCCGAACCCAACGGGTAAAATCAATGCAATCTATTACAAGCAGCCAAAGGCGTGGGATGGTGCAGAACGGCGTATCGAACGCGAAGAAATGCTCGATTCCAAGATAGCCGACACCAACAACTACTTCGCAGACCCAATCGCTGCAGCAACGGCGGATGTTATCGATGGCATGCTTGACCCAGAGAAACCTGGCAAGATGATACAACTAACGGGAGACGGCTCAAGCTTTAGTTACATCAATCCACCGCAGTCGTCGGAGACGCGTAGAGATGAGATGACAAACCTGGAATCGTCAATCCTTTTTGATACGTTTACGCCAGATTTCTCCTTTGATAACCTAAAGGGCATGGGCAGCCTTTCGGGAACAGCCATAAAGAACGCCATGATACTCGGATTTATCAAACGTGATAACCGAAAGGAGGTCTATGAGGAGTTGGTTGACCGTGAGAGAAGCGTTATTATTTCTATTTTGAAATTTCTCCACCCAGACAAAGCAAAGGCTTTCGACGAGTTGAGAATAGAGTTTGAGTTCTCCGAGCCATTCGGCGAAGATAGACAGCAAAACTGGCAAGCCATTAGTGGACTTTACTCGTCGAAGCTTCTATCTTTGGAACAAGCGGTGCAGATGTTGGCGCTGACCGACGCTCCCGAAGAAGAAATCGAGCGAATAAAATCATCCCAACAGGTGGCGAACCCAGTGGAAAACCAAGAAAAACCAGAAAAACAAGGCGAGGGAATTTAATCCTTCGCTTTTTCTTTTATAATAATATCGAGTGGCGCTCCGCAATGGGGGCAAAAAAAATGATCCGTCTTTTTCTCCTGGGTCACGTGGGTTGCTTCATCTTTAAAAAAATCTGCAACATCACAATCCAGAACGTTTGCAATATCTTTCAGTCTTTCATAGGTTGGGTTGTTGCTGATGCTTCTGGTTAAAGATATTCTATTGATACCTAATTTTTCAGCGACGCTATTTATTGTTTCGCCCTTTTCTTTTATTACGCCTTTTATATTCATAGTTCATTATATTGTAACGCTGCAAAAATAGTAATAAAAAACTACCTACCAAAACAAATTATAAAAAAGAGCCTATTTACTGCAACAGATTTTCGCCTTTAGTTAAAATATGTAAACAAATAGTGTAACATGCGCGCCTTTTAGTTAAGTAGTATTAAAATGTTACATTTTTTAGTCTAAAAATTTGCAGTGTAACATTAAAACGCTACATTTGCGGCAGATAAATCAAGTTCAATATTTTAAAATTAAAGAAAAATGGCAAAGAGTTTAAATGAGCAAGTGAAAGAAATCGTTGACAGCAAAGTATCAATGATTCAAAAACAAAAGTCACTAATTGAGTTAGGTTTGACAAAGCAAGACCTTTTCATTATATTAAAAAAGGTATCGCGCGAGTCTTCGCAACCTGGCTTCAGAGTTAACAATCTCACTTTTGGCGTTGAAATAGAGTGCTACAACTTTACGCGCGACGCGCTCATTAACGCTGCACAGGCGAAAAGAATTGACGTTAGATCAGAGGGTTATAATCACACAGATCATAAGACTCACTTTAAAATCGTCAACGACGCTTCTATTTGTGGCACAAACGGCAACGAGGTGGTATCGCCTATATTAAAAGGCAAAAAAGGCGAAAACGCGCTTAAAAAAGTGTGCGACGCTTTAAACGAGGTAGATGCAAGAGTAAACCGCTCAACGGGTTTACACGTACACTTTGACGCACGCAACCTATCAAAAGAGCATTATGTAAACATTTTCGTAAACTATCAAAAGATAGAACGCGCTATCGATTCATTCATGCCAGAGAGCAGACGTAGAAACAGCAACGTATATTGCCACTCACTTATAGGCAGAAATTTTGAAATTTGCACTACACACGAAGATATTGATAACGCCTTAAATTACGACCGCTATTTTAAAGTAAACGCGCGCGCTTTCGCTTCACACGGCACTATCGAATTTAGACAGCATTCGGGCACTGTTGACTTTACGAAAATCGCAAACTGGATAAATTTTCTTCGCAGACTAATTGAGTACTCTTTCGATCACCGCTTAACAGACGATGTTAACACTATCGACGAAATACCTTTTTTGAGCGAAGCAGAGAAACAATACTTTAATAATCGCAAAGAAGCCTTAAGCGCACAATAAGCGCTTTTGGCTCTTTCTAAAACTAAAAATCATGATAGAACATAACTATACAGCAAAAGAAAGACGCGTAATAGACGATTTGCGACGCGTTATAAGCACTTTTGAGCAAGAGGCGTTCGACTCACTCGACGCAGCAAACGAAAGCCTCTTAAACGCGTTAAAATCGCTCTTTGAAAAATACTGTTACAACGTAGTTTTAAGCAGCGACGCGAAAAAAGAAAAACTATACGAAAGAGAGGTTATCTGCAGAGTAAACGATGATTTTATCGCAGTGCCTATCGCTATATTTTTAACAGAAGATCAAGCAGAGTATCAAACAATTTTAATTTTAATTTAAATCATGTGTGTAATTATATATAAACCAGCGGGCGTAGAATTACCCGCAAAGAAGATTTTAAAAGCAGCAGCTATCGCTAATCGCGACGGCAATGGATTCGTAGTACCTGGTAAGATGTACAAAAGTCTTAATTTTGAAGATTTCGCGGCAAATGTGTGGTTTTATTGTCAAAAAGATAAGCCGCTTTTGATGCACTTTCGCCTGGCGACACAGGGCAGCGTGAAACGCGCTAACTGTCACCCCTTTTATGATAAGAAAACAGACACTTATTTTATGCACAATGGCGTTATGTGGGCGAAGCCTTATAAAGATAAGACAGATTCAGAATTAGTCTTTAGACGCGAATTCTTGCCCATCATACGACAAAAGGGTATTTTCTCGCAAGAGCTCGACGAAGAAACAATGATGTACCCTGGCAATAGATTTGCTTTCATGCACGGCGAAGATGTGCAGTTATTTGGGCAGTGGTATAAGTTTGGCGACTTGCTTTGCTCTAATCTTCGATTTTTAGAATACTTCAGATTCATTTAAACCCTTTTTACTCTTTTTTCTTTAGGGCGTGCAGTCACTTGCACGCCTTTTATTTGCTTTTTTCGCAACAAACGCGTTTAGTGTGTTTTGCCGTTCGAAAATTGATTTTTTCTTTCTCTACGCGCGTTATTTTTGCTTTTGTAACATTTTATTTCGCACAATGAAAGAAAAAATTTTTAAAGCCTTAAAACAAGAATATGCGCACCTTGGGTTAGGCGATTCAATTTTACAGGGACACGCCGAATCACTCGATTCAATGGGCGTTGTAACTGACGAAAATCTATCTGTTATTGTCTCGGCTCAAAAGAGCTTTTTAGAGGGTCTGCAAAAGTCAACCGACAAACGCGTAACTGACGCTATCGCAAAGGCAAAACAAGAACGCGAAGCAGAGCTTAAAGCCGAAGAAGAAAAAAATCGAAAGGCTGAAGAAGAAGCAAAGAGAAAAGCCGAAGAAGAGAAGAGACTCAAACAGAATAAAGAGATACCAGACTGGTACAAGACAGAGAAAGCTAAAGCCGATGAGCTTTTAGAAGCACTCAAGCGCAACAGCGACGAGATGCGCAAAAGCGTTGACGACTTACGAACAGAGAACGAAAACCTCAAAAAAGAAAAGGCTGCATCTGCACGTAAAAATCTGATCGTCTCGAAAGCAAAGGAGTTGGGAATACCAGAGTATCGTATTGATGAGGGCTTCAATATCGCTGACGATGCGGATGAAGCTGGAATCACCGAGTACCTTACAAAGGTATCGAACAACATCAAAACAAACCAGTTGCCGAGCGGCTCAAAGGCGTATCCTTTAGATGATAACAAACCAGAGAAAGCAGAGCTTGACAACATCGCAAAATCATTAGTAGGATAATTATTTAGTAAAAAGATGAAATCAGGACTTAACACCGAAAAGAAACAAATCGTTTTTGGAGACGATTCTGTTGTAATCCAGAAGTACATTTCTGGAATTAAGGGTGGAAGAACCCTTGACGTGACCGATTTTACTGACACTGTTATTAAGGCTGGTCACGTGATCGTTACCGACGGAGAAGGCACTTACAAACCGATGCCCGTATCTGATGGCGCTTACGGAAGCCTTCCAGAAGGCTGCAGCTATGCTGGTATTCTATACCGCACAACCATGACCGCAGACCCACAGGCTTCTATCATGACTAACGGAGAGGTTAACAGCGAGGCTGTTCCTTTCGATATGAGTTCAATTCTTGACGCGTTCAAGGAAGCTTGTCCGCTCATTTCATTCATTAAAGACGAGGAGGCTTAATCAATGGAGAAATCATTTTATTTCGAGTACGTACAAAAGTACTTCCCACAGCTTGTTACTTCAATCGTAGAGCGTCTGAATGAGAAACGCGCTCAAACGCTCCCTTACCTTTATAAGCAATGGCTTACTCCGACTTTCTCTGCAGATGGTCGTTGGGCAAGTATCTTAGCTGAATACACGCGCGTAGCCGCAGACGTTGTCGCTCTCGACTCCGAACTGCCACTCAAGAGCCGCGATTCTATCGAAACCGCATCTGGAAACATTCCAAAAATTGGTATGAAACTTTATCTGACTGAAAAGCAGATGAAAGACATCGACGCAATGATTGCGCAGAACATGCCTATCGGAATGATTGTTAACAAAATCTTCAACGACGTGCCACGCTGCCTCGAAGGCGTGTGGGAACGCAATGAAGATATTTTCTTGAGCGAGCTTTCAACTGGCATCGGTCTCTCGGAGCGCAACAATGGTACTGGCGTAAAAATCGACGTTGGTTATCTCGACGCAAACAAATTCAACGCTACCGCTCTTTGGAGTGACACCGAGAACTCAACGCCGCTGTCTGACATGCAGCAAGCGTTCGACAAAGCATTGGATGACCAGAACGTTATCACTGACATTTGGATGGATGACACCGCACTCAATCTTCTTTACAAGAGCCAGGAAGTACGCCAACAGTACGCGTTCAACATGGACTTTGTTGGCGACAAAATCCCTGTTCTTGACTTTGCAAAGGTTGAGCAAGTATTCCGCACCAAATGGGGCGCAAATCTGCACCGCGTAGCGCGTAAGATTAAGACCGAAATCAACGGCGTTAAACAATCGCACTCTCCTTGGCAGACTGGCATGGTTGTATTCACTTGCGACGAGCAACTCGGTTCTCTCGTTTGGACTAACGTGGCAGAGCTGACCCGCCCTGTAGGAGGTGTAGAATACACTACCGCTGATGACTACATCCTGTTGTCGAAATACTCAAAGAACGACCCATTGCGCGAGTTCACCGCATCGCAAGCAATGTGCGTTCCTGTTGTTGACAACGTGGATCGTATCTACACTTTGGATTCGCAAACTGTTAGTGCATAATGAAAATAAAGGTTTTAAAGCCCTTTCTCGATAAGACTAACCTTAAACGCAGCTTTGCTGTGGGCGAGGTTATCGAAGTCGATGAGGAACGTGGCAAGAATATCGTTAAGCGTTCACTTGGCGAAGAAGTGAAAGAGGCTGTTGAAGAAACGGAAGCTCCGAAGCCGAAAGCCAAGAAACGCAAGACTGTTAAGGTTAAAGATTAGTAAGGATGACGAACAGAGAAGCGGTTGCGAGCAAGTGCGAGCCATATTCTCCCAGTGAGAACGCGATAGAAGCCTATTACACCGACGCGTGCGGAAAGTACGCTGGTGATGATATTGATAGCGACTATTCCGTATCGAACATTAAGACGGTCAATTATGCTGCTATGCTCTGCCTATGCAACTTTCGCCCTTTGACGAATGAAAACTTAGGTGGCATCTCCCAATCATACGACGTCGCAAAAATTGACCGCATGATAAAAGCGCTTGCCGCTGCCGCTGGTCTGGATGCATCCGAACTGCTCGCAACGGGAGATATTCCAACGATTAAGTTTCTATGAGGTTAGACGACGACCTTTATGTTCTGCAGATTTCCGACCAGACATTTGATGAAGGTGGCAATCCTATTGCACCAACCGAAGAATGGTCAGAATTCGGGAAGTGCGTGATTTTCCCCAATTCGTCTGCCGCCACTACGCGGCTAAATGACGGAACGGAATATATCTACGCCTTTGAAGTGGTGGCGAAACTTAAGAAAGATTTATACCCACTTATCCCGAAAGAAGGTAGTAGAGTTCGCATCGTTAAATCCGATGGAACGATAGATCAGACGCTGACAGTAAAAGGTTTTGTTACTCTAAAGAAACGTTATCTGAAGATTTGGCTATAAAAGCGAAGATAGAAGTAAAGGGACTAAAAGAATTGCAAAAGAAGCTCCGAGCAAGAGCTGCCGCAATGCAAGAAATCCTTGAGTTTCGCTTGAAAACGCTCGGCGAAGAAGCCGTAAAGCACGCCAAACGGAATAAGGGCTACGAGAACCGCACAGGCAATCTCGAAAACTCAATCTCCTATATCCTTTACAAGAATGGCGAAGTAGTCTCGCAGCATATCGGCAAAACAGATGGCGTAGATATATCTGGCAACCCGAAAAGCAAAGGATTTACTCTCGTTATAGCCGCTGGCATGAGCTACGGAAAATACGTTGAAGATAAAGGGTATAATGTACTCTATCTAACCAAACACTTTGTGAAAGCGGAGATGGCGAAGATATGGGTGCAAACTCTTGAAGATGTAATAAAAGGCAATCTATGAAACTCGGGAGCAAAGCAGTATCAAGCATTGTTAAACTAATAAATGATGCATCGCTAACGGACTTTGAAGGGCGCGCGTACAAGTACGAAAAGCCCAAAGGAGTGACTGGCGAATACATCGCAGTTAATGCGCTGCCGTTTCTTAATAATGACGTAGTCGGAGAGGGCACAATCAATATCAATATTCACGTGCCTAAACTGCCAAACGGCTTGCCCGATACCTTGCGTTTAGAAACGCTCTCTGAAGAAATAATAAGCCTTTTTCCGCTCGATGCACCACTTTATCTCGACAAAGCCTATTGGGAGTATTACTGCGACAGTCGCCCAACGGAGGATAACGATAATACCTATTATGTAAATCTACAAGTAAAAGTAAAGTATAACAATTTAATCTATTGATAAATTTATGGCAAAAGGTGGAGTTTACGGTATCAGTACCGTTACATTGGCAGACTGCGTGGCTGGCTCTTTCCCAAGCGCTTTTAACGGTTACTCGTTCAAAGCAATCGTAAAGGATAGCGTTCAGTTTAACGATTCTGCTGCATCAAAGAATGACATTGAAATCGAGGATAGTGATAACCCTTACGCATCACTTCCTTCTTCTCTCGCTACCAAAGGTTTTACGATGGATACTTACGACCTTTCAGCAGAGACTTACGCTGCGCTTCTCGGTTATACCACTTCAGATAACTGGAACGTAGAACCAGTTGGAACGGTTAACCTCGTTAAAGCCGTTCAGATCGTTACAAAGGAATATGATAAGTTCCCAAGCAAGACATTCCAGTGGGCTAAAATGGATATCGCTGTAACAAAGGCTGGCACAGTCGGCAAGAGCGGCTTCCCTAATCTGCACTTGGAGTTCAAACAGCTTGCGAATATGGATGACAACGGCGAAGAGCAACCAGGAGCACGCTGGGCAAACACTGACGCTCTCTCGGCTTAAGATTCTTTTCATATTACCACATATATTTCATCGGGCGGTGGGGTCACAATAGACCGCGCTGCCCTTTTTTAGTTAAAAAAGATGACTACAGAAGAAAAAAAGAAGGTCGCCGAAACGTTAGGCGAGAAAAGTGCGTTTATTCGAGTGGGATGGTTGCCCATAAGAATCAGACCGCTCACGCTGCACCAAATCTTCGAGATGGGTGCGCTTGCGAACGATATAGATATGAAAGGACTGGAAAGCCTTAAACAGTTTAACATTCTCCAACAGATGATGGAACACTCAAACGATGCCGAGATAATTACCAAAATCGCGGTTGTCTGCCTTTTCCGCAAACGTTGGAAACGCTGGCTGTTCGGTCGCTACGTGCGCAAACGTATTCAGTTGGAACACTGGGCAAAGATAACGTCATTTATCGCTACTACGTTTGACGGAAATTTTTTTCTAACCTCTATCATTTTCCTCTCCCGAGCAAAGACACTCACGGAGCCCCAAACGACAGTCCGTGGGCATTCATCGGAGGAATAATGAAATACTTTCGTATGAGTTACGAGGAGGTCGTATTTAATCGCTCATACCAGAATTTAGTGCTGCTGCAACGCTCGATTCCGTCTTTTGATGATAACGACAAAGACGAAAAAGAAAGCGCTGCGGAGAGCGTTCACGTTTCAGATTACTTTATGAAATTTATGTAAAAACAATATAGAGAATGGAAGATGTATTAGGTATAAGTGCGTATTTTAACATTGATGATCTAAAAGAGAAAATCAATGAAGTATGTTCTGGATTGGATAAAATTGGTTACAACACAAAGGAGTTAAATGCTTCAATGACAGCATCTCTAAACGCTATCGGCGCCGCATTGGAGAAAGGGATGACTGAAAAAGCGAAAGAAGCAGCAGATAGCCTCCGAAAGAATTTTTCAAGAGCATACTCGGTTATGGAAGATTATACCAATAAATCTTCTGACCAGTTGCGTGCTTTTGAAGCGCTTTTAGAATACGCCAAAAAGACAGTCGAAAATTTAGGACAAGAGATTCCTTCTTCAATCAAAGATGGAATAAGCGAAGTTTCTGCGGAGATCTCCAAGCAGAAAGATGAGATAAGAGATGTCGCAAAAGTAGTGAAAGACGCTGCAAAGGAAAGTAAAGATGAATGGATGTCAATCGCTGAAGAATTAAATGAACCAATCGTAATTTCCTTTGCTACAAAAGAAGAAGGAGAAGATTTGCTTTCTTCGATACTTTCTCGGCAGAAGACAGCGGAACGATGGCTCACAAACCTTAATTCGCTACCAAGCGAAACAGAGGGGCTTTCTGAAGCTATCCGTGTGTTTGAAAGTGCGCTTGAGTCTGCGCTTTCCGCCGAAGATGAAGTTCGTCAAAAATTAGAAGACATAGGAAGTGCTACCAATAACGTAGGCAACGCATCTGTAGTTATAAAGAGCAATGTAGAGGCTATAAGAAAGCCAACAGCAGAGACGCTCGAGATGTTTGAAGAATGGAAGAAGATAGCCGAAGAAGTTTTAGAATATGACCCTCTTATTGACGAATTACCAGTTGGAGATTATGCCGAAGAATTAGACTACCTTAACGAAGTTCTTAAAAAAGCCAATTCATACATAAGGAATATAGCGGGAAGGCAAAACAATGGCTTGGAAGTTCCCAATGAAGTAAGAGAGGCGTGGGAATCAGTTATAGAAACATACGAAGGTTATAAATCTAAAATCGAAGAACTGCGGAAAAAGAACAATATTACTCCGCCAACGCCAGATTCCCCTAATCAACCGCCAGACGACCCAGAAGAACAAGCAAAAAAATATCAATCGCTACGCCAAGAACTCCAGGCGTTGAGAATGGAGTTGGCGAAAATGGCTGGCGAAGGCAACACTGGTTCGGAACAATTTAGACAAATGGCGCTGCGCGCTGGCGAACTACAAAAGGCGCTAAACGCTTCCAACGCTACAATTCAATATTATGCAACATCATCACGGCACCTCGAAACCTTAAAATCAACACTTCAAGGCGTTGCTGGCGCAGCATCTCTCGCAAGTGGAATAGTTGGACTTTTCAACAAAAATAACGAAAAAATGATTGCCATACAGACGCGCGTGCAATCATTACTCGGTATTATTGTAGGAATGGAACAAACGTTCGCAACTGTTAAAAAGACGAGTATGCTTTACCAGTCTGCGCTGGAGTTGAAGACGTGGGCGCTTGTTAAAGCGCGTCAAGCGGAAACATCGGCAACACTTACGGCAACTGTGGCGCAAAAGGCGTTTAATTTAGTAGCGAAAGCGAACCCGTATGTGCTTATCATTTCCGTGCTTGCGTTAGTAGTGCCAGCAATTCTTGCCGTTGTAAAGGCTCTGAATAAGCAAAAGGAAGCATCTCAAAAAGCAAAAGAAGAAGAGGCGAAACGCGTAAAAGCGGCAAGAGAGGCGCAACAACAATGGGCGGAATCTGTTTCTTCTTCTGCCGCAAAGCAAATGCTTTCTTATGAAAAATTAAGAAGGAAATATAACGAACTCGGCGATAACTTAAAAGCAAAAGAGCAATTCATTCGACAAAATCAAGACGCTTTCCACCAACTCGGTTTTTCTGTTGACGGCGTTTCTTCTGCCGAAAGTTTCTTTGTGCAAAATACCGACAAAGTCGTTCAAGCAATAATGGCAAGAGCGAAAGCGGCTGCTTACGAGGGACTTCTTGCAGATGCTTATAAAAAGCAAATTAAAGACGAAATAAACGGAAAGACTGTCCGATACCGC